ACAAACCAAAACGACAAATTGTTTCAAGAGGCTAGCGGCTTAAACACCGAGCAAATTTGTTTTGCCCATACAATCGACCCTATATTGCTAGGCGTTCGCACTTCGGGTTCTTTGGGTAATGGTTCGGACATTAAACAAGCATACATTATTTTCGAAAAGAACGTAGTTATTCCGTTGCGCGAAATGGTTACGGAAATCTTTCAAGAACTCTTAAATATTTCTAGACTTAAGGCCGACTTTACAATTAAGAATTTCCAAATTATTAACGAAACAATTGTAGAGGTTGAGGGCGACGCATCGAAAACCCAAGACGCACTTAACGCAATGAGTCCGCTTGTAGCTACAAAAGTCTTAGCAACCATGACAACAAACGAAGTACGCGCCCTTGCAAGCTTAGCGCCTATTGAGGGTGGTGATGTAATACCTAGCCAAACACCCGCTGCAATATGATCTACTTTATAACCGAAACTTACCTAAAGACGAACACGCCAATTACGGCGAACGTAGATGTTACCGACGTAACGCCCTACATTGCTACACAAAGCGACCTTAGAGTACAACCAATTCTAGGAACTACGTTTTATAAGTACCTTTTGAATAAGTACAACACGCAGACTTTGACAAACGATGAAGAAACGCTAGTAGAATTTATTCAACCCGTTGTAGCTTGGCGTTCGGCTGAGGATGCCGTCTTCGGTTTGTCTTACCAACTTAAAAACAAAGGTATTCAAACGCAATTTGGGGACTATTCTGGCAGCGTTTCACGTGCTGAGGTGGCGTTTTCAATGGAGCATTACGCGCAAAAAGCGAGTTTTTACGAACAACGTTTGATTAAATACCTACTTGCAAACAAAAACCTTTACCCGCAATTTACTAGCTTAACAAATAAAGACACCGACTTGCGCCCACAAATAGAGGCGTGTGATTGCGTCGACACTTGCTGGGGACGTTGCGGACAAAGATACAACGACAACGGCTACAATAATGCTATAATGGTTTTCTAGATGACTGAGTTTGTAACCATTGTAAAAAAGTACGGCGTTACGGGTATTCTTTGCCTATGGTTATGGCATACCGACAACCGACTTAACAAGGTTGAAACGGCTCTTTACGACTGCTACAAACAACAAAGCTTTAGACAAGCTACGAAAACACGAATAGATTTACCAGAACGTTTATTTGCAGTCTTACCAAATGATAAAAAAACTAATAAACGAAACCTTACGGCCTAGCGGCAAATGGTCTATAAAAAGGCTTTCCGCTTTTACGTCGTTTTGGATAGCTGTAATTTACGCCTTTGCGCCTTTGTTTACTCAATTCAAAGTGCATGAATTTGTCTTTGTAGGGTTGCTAGGTTATTCGGCTACGTCAATTGGTTTTAGTGTATGGAATAAAAAAATAGAAATATGAAACTAGACATTTCCAAAATCAAACAAGTTCGCTTAAAGGAGTCGCAATATTTTGCAGAAGAGGCTACCAAAACACAAATCTATTTACACCACACGGCTGGTAGTGGCAACGCCGAAGCGGTTAGTAGGTACTGGAACGGGACAAGCGAACGTATTGCAACGGCTTTTGTTGTCGGACAAGACGGGTTAATAGTTCAATGCTTTTCGTCTAGACATTGGGCGTGGCATTTGGGTATTGATCAAAAGGAATTTAGAGGACAAGGCGCACCCTACACCAACTTAAATAAAAGTTCGGTTGGTATCGAGGTTTGTAACTGGGGCTATCTTAAAGAAAAAGGCGGCAATTTTTACAATTACGTAGGCTCAAAAGTTCCCGCGTCTATGGTTACAACTTTAGAGCAACCTTACAAGGGATACAAACATTGGTATAAATATACGGATGCACAAATTGAAAGCACCCGCCAATTACTTGTTTACCTTTGCGAAACTTACAACATCCCGAAAACATACCGCCCCGAAATATTCGGCTTAGACATTGAGGCTTTCAAAAACACGAAAGGAATCTACACCCACAATTCGGTAAGAAAAGACAAGTCGGACATTTACCCGTGTCCAAGAATGATTGAAATGCTTAAAAACCTTTGATGTTATGCGGAACTCATTAATATTTTTGTCGCTTTTATTGGCAATATTTGCGACAAGTTGCACGGCTAATTACCACCTACGAAAAGCAATGAAAAAAGGTTATCGCTGCGAGGAGGTTGCGGACACTTTTCAAGTTATGACCATTGACTCAATTCCGTACGCTGTAAACGACTCAATTTACTTTGAAAGGGTATTAGTCCAAAAAGATACAATCGTTCGTTACAAGCGCTCTTACGTGCCTAAAACGAGGTTTCAAACGCGCATTGAGTACAAATTAAAACGAGATACGCTTAAAATGATACAAAGAGTTGAGGTGGTCAAATGGAAAGCTAAGAAAAATAAAAACGTCAAGCCTAATATTTTATTATTAGTTTTAGGGTTTATTATTGGTATGCTAACCAACTGGCTACTAAAGAACTTTAAGCAAAGCGTATGAAGAAAAATAAGGGCGGTCGGCCCATAGTTAGTAAGGGAGTGCCTAGAATTAGGCTTTGCCCCGAAGAACTCGCGTTAATTAATCAATACCGAGCAATAAAAACACAAGCAAATAACTTAGGACTAGACGACAAAGACGTAAAACACGGGTGGTTGAAGTCCAAAGATGCAAGTTTGTTCTTTAAAAACCCGTCTTTTGGTAACGAGTTCGACGTTAATAAGATTGATTTTAAGAAACTATTTGAAGACGTACCGCCGTTAGCTATTGAAAAGCTACGTAAAGGCGAACTAAAAGGCGAATTTGACAAGCTTGTATTTACTGATGTTCACGTAGGCATGGACGCAAGCGACAAAGGCCGCAATATGTACCCGACTGAATGGAACGAAACAATTCTTTTCGAACGTCTTACGCAAATGGTAAGCTTCACCCTAGAAAAACAAGAAAGCCATGTACTTTACATTTCGGATCTAGGCGACTTTTTAGACGGGTTTAACGGGCAAACAACTAGAGGCGGTCATGCGTTACCCCAAAACATGAGTAACCAACAAGCGTTTGACGTGGCTTTTATGTTTAAGGTTCGTTTATTAGAAGCCTTAGCCCCGCACTACAAATTAATAGTAATGCGTAACGTATGTAATGACAACCATAGCGGCGACTTCGCGTACTTCGTTAACCAAGCGGTTAAACACTACGTAGAAACGCAACTAAAAAACGTTCGAGTAATTAACCAAACGTCGTTTATTGACTGGGAATTAGTCGGAAACTATTGTTTTGTTTCTACTCATGGTAAAGACACCCACAATTTGAAGCGCGGGTTTAAAGCTAAGATTGATCCAAACCAAATAAACCAAATAATCGGGTATTTACATAGTCAAGACCTACTTAATAAAGGGTACGAAATAATTTTTGAAAAGGGCGACTCGCATCAATACTTATTCGACGCGTCAAGTTCGGACGTTTTTAAGTATTATAATTACCCCGCTTTGAGTCCGTCTTCAAACTGGGTTGCTATAAACTTTCAGCTTGGACGTTCGGGTTTCATACATTTTAATTACGGACTTTCAACAAAGAGCATAAACGAATACTTTTTTAAGTAAGTTTGTAAAGCTTTTTCATAGTTCTGTTTTGAAGCCAGCCTTTCGGGGTTGGCTTTTTTGTTTATTATAGTATACAAAATCGGTAAAAATCCGACTAAATGCACATTATAATACACCTTTTCGGGTATTCATGTCACAAAGTAAGGGTAAAACATTACAAAATTTGTAATAAAATAAGGGTGAAACCTTAAAACGTAAAAAAAGTTTGCGTCTACAAGCCCCGTAAACACTAGGAATTTTAACGACAAGAAAAAAAATGTTAAAAAAATATGTTAAAAAGTTTTGCCATGTCGATATTACAATATAATTTTACCATCGTAATCAGTTAAACAAATAGCACTATGAAAACATTTAGACTTACAATTTTAAACTACAACCGCGAAACGTTATTTTTTATGAACATTGACGCTGAGGGTTATTTAGAGGCTAGCAAAAAGGGCCGCCGACTTTTAGAAACAACAAGCGACACACGCGCTTTCTTTTTTGAACTTGAACAATTAACATTTTAATACCATGAAAAAGTACATTGAACTTTACAAAGACTTAAACACCGACGAACGTCAAATATTAGGCAGCGTATTCGTGTTTATTTTAGGGGCCGCGTTCCTTATTTATTTAGTTTCTACGGCGACACCGCACCGCCAAGACGCTAAAACACGCGACTACCAAACGTATGTTAAGCCTAATTACGAATTGCCTAAGTCTTACGCTAAGTATTGCGAACACGTTTATAACTCTAAATTCAAATAAAATGATTGTAATTGAATTAAAAGACTTTGAAGTCTACAAACCTAGCTACCAAAATTTTGTTTACTTATTTGTCACCTTACACGACGAGGGCGACACAAACACGAATAGCGAAATACTAGCCGAATACGAAATAGAAATTTACGACGGCTACGCCGATTATAAAATAATTAAAAAAACATACAATGAAATCCTTACCATTAAACAAACAAAAGACTGCGACGACTACCTCGAAAAAATCTACGAAACAAACCTCTTCGAAGACCACTACGTCGAAGCTTATAACGAATACGACGAACCCGAATTTGACGAAGGGGCTTGGTTTGTTTAGGGACTACCAATTGAATAGGTACTGGGACAACTTCGACTTTGGTCTTTACAACCGAATTTGTGAAATTAAAATGGCTCAACTATGAAATGGAAACTAACTTACTTTGTCGGATCTAAAGCCGTCGAAAGCTGGGTTTTAAATTCTCAAAGCCTAGCATATTGGAAAAAGCATGACTTACTAAACACGGGCCGTTACGAAAACGGAAAATTTAAAGTAGAACATATATGAACCGAGTAGAACTATTAAAAGAAGTAATTGAAAAATACACCCTAACCGATACGACAAGAAAGCGCGACGTTCTTTTCAAGCGTTATTACGTTTACAATGAATTAAGGGAATGCGGCTTTAGCCTTTCTCAAATAGGCCGTCTTTTTAACAAGCACCACGCTACAATTTTACACGGCTTGCGCATACATAAAGACTTAACTAGTTACCGCGACTCAGACTACGTAGCTGAAACGTGCGCAATTGAGGCGTATTTGAACGGGTCGGAATTGCCAGACGTGAATAACATATTTAAGACGCAAAAAGACTACGACATTAAGACGGACGTACTCAAAGCCCATAACCTAGCGTCGTTTAAACGTATTCAAAGACGGGTAAAAATGGGTTTTTACGAATAAATTTTACAAGCGTGCAACTTTTTTCAAGTTAAAACGTCTATATTTGTACGGGTAGGCAGACCCATGTAAAACATTATTTAAAGCTCTTTTGGTTAGTAGCGCTGCCTCGCGAACACCAAAGGGGCTTTTTTATTTTAAGGCAGTAAAATGAGCAAAGAACTACCATTTTTTAAATTCAATGCGACTGAATGGATCACGGGCAATATAAGCTACGAGCCGTTCGAGTTGCAAGGCGCATTTATTAGCGTGTGCGCCGAGTACTGGAATAGGAATAACGACCTAACTATTGACGAGGCCAAGCTTCGCTTAAGGAACGCTAGAATAGTCGAAATTTTGATTGAAAAAAATTATTTAAAGACGAAAAAAAATAAAATTGTAATTTCGTTTTTGGATAAAGAGCGAAAAGAAATTGAGTGTAAACGCTTGAAACTCAGTGAGTCGGGACGTAAGGGTGGCTTAAGCAAGGCTAAAGCGTCGCTAAAGCAAGGCTCTAGCATTAAAGATAAAGAAGAAGAAA